AAAGATATAATATTATGTTGTGTAGTAATTCCTAAAGGTATAAGTGTGGTACTACTTACAATATTAACAATTCCACCCAATCCAGTAGAACCTACACCAGCAACACTATCAGAAATGTTATAGGAAATAGTAGAAGTGTCATAATTATTATATTTAAATTTCTTAGGATAGAATAGCAATCTTCCATCATCGCCAGCAATATCCATATCAAAAGAACCTAAGTCTCCACCAAACTCACCAAGGTCAGTATTAGTTTCAACTCTACCATACTGATTTAAGAAGATATTACCAGTATCATCATGAAGAGCAGATACTAAGAGTATTTGCCTCTCTTTAGTAAATCTCTTATCCCTAATAAAAGCAATATATTTTCTATATCTTACACTTGCTAAAGTAAAGCTATCTACAGACATAAATGCATCTGTTCTAGCATTATTATTGAAATCTCCACTAATATCATCTATAGTCAATACCCTATTACCAACAGACTCATTATAATCTTGTAAAATTTTAGTATCAAAAACTATTTCATCTGAAATGACTTTAGCACCTACTCCAGTATCAAGTGTTAAGGTTTTTTCTCTTACCAAATCAAAATCAAATACTGTATTTACATCCATTAAAGAAATTAAGTCATTTACCACTTCAAACTTAGTTTCGCTTTGAGCAGAAACAATTCCTACTTCACTTTCATTACTAATAATCAAATCACTAAATTTCTTAAATCCTGCTGTATGATTTAATGAAGATACAGGTTCTTTCCATGTTTCATATTGAACTTCTGATTTAAGAGAATATGAGAAATATTGATAATAATCACTATCAATAACTCTTTGTAAATCATTATTTAAAAATCCAGTATTTTTTTGGAATCCTTCTTTTACTATGGAAGAAGAATTAATATCATATAAAGAATTATCTGTTATAACTTCAGTTATAGTTCCTTGAGTTCCTGAAGATTCTCCTATAAAGGATTCTCCTACAATAAAATCTTGAGTAGAAGATACTCTTAGATATCCATAAGAATTATTCCAAGATTGAATAGATCCCTTCTTAGACCCAGAAACAACATCTTCTCCTTTTTCAAATTCATCAACCTTTAATTTAATATCAAAAATTGGAAAATCTTTTTCTGCTATAATCTTAGCTGATGAAAGATTTGATTTAAATGTACCAGGAATTTGACCATCTTCAATAATATTAGATAAATTATATCTTACAGTTCCAAGAGTTCCTCCAATATTTGCATCTGTTGCTAAAATTTCAAATAAAGTATAATCATAATTTTCACTATTATATCCTCTACCTGTACTTCCAAGTCCAACACTAACACCCTCTATCATTACCTTCTTACCCACTTCAAATGGATAATCTGCTGCATCACTGAAACTAGCTCCAATAGTTATTGTTACGTTCTTATTTCCATCATCATAATCTATATTATTAATAGTATATCCATTAGAATTGCTAGTAGGAATAATTTTAGGAGTAACATTATTCAAAGTTTTAGTATTGCTCAAAATACTAACTTGAGTATCTCCTAATTTATAATTTAATTCTACATCACTAACTTCCTTATTAGTTAATCCATCCAAAAGAACCAAACCAGGAGATTCTAAGTAATTTTTACCAACAGAAGTAACTCCTATAGTATTAAGAGAAGTAAGTAAATCTAATTTAATTAATTGAGGAATATTTGCTTCTGGTCTAAGAGTTTTATCTACAGAATAATCAAATCCAATATCTTGTATATCTAATTGACTTATTCTACCTATAGTAGGACCTTTAGTTTCTAAAATTGCATTTTTTCCATTATTAGTTAATATGGTACTGATACCAGGTAAAGTTTTATATTCAAAACCTTGATTTTCAATTTTAACGTTAGCTATTGGACCTTCAACATTTTTAGAATTTGTAATATACTCAAATTTACCATCAGATGAAACATATTCTAATTTTTGAGGAATAAGAGGAGATATGAAAGAGAATGTAGTAGATCCTACACCTACTAATGTATGACCTCCAGAAAGTGGATTAAGATTTAAAGTAGCAGAGTTGGAATTTTTAATATTAGTAGTATCTCTAATAATTCCCAATTTAATAGATGAATTAGAAAGTTCATTTATCGGAGATAAATTATAATATAGAGTTTCATTAATTTCTTTAACGTTTTTAATTGTAAGGTTTGCAGTGGCATCTATACCTATTCTTCCACTTCTAACTACATTAAAATCATCAGTTTCTCCAGATGTAAAGAAAGAATTATTAAGATTAGGATCACTATAAAGATTGAAATCAAATGCACTATAAGAAACTCCACCATCAGTAAATGCCAAAGAAGAATCAGAAAGATCAAAGTAGACCTTTAAATTTCTTTCTAAAGATATTGGAGGATTAATTGGGGAAATGGTTCCAGCAGAAGCACTAGTAATATCAATTGTTTTTGGTTCTGAATGTATAGCATCATAATAAGTATTAGATAATTTAATAGTATTCTTATCTACTATTGAAGCATAATAAATTCCATTATCCACTAAACCACCTGAAGAAGTAGTTGCAGTATGAATTACTTTCTGTCCTTTATTATATCCATGACGTGAAATAGTAATAGTATTATTACCAACACTAACATCACCCGAACCAAAAGTTCTAGGATCTATAACTAATCTTCTATTATAATCATTATATGCCACTACTACAGTAGTAGTAATTCCAGGTTCAGCTGTTAAAATAACATCATCTTTAGATTCAAGTCCATGAGTAGAAGCTGTGGATACTGTTACTAATGATCTACTTAAAGTTCCTGTTAGGACATTATCATAATTAGTTTTTAAGCTATGGTATACTCCAGTACCAACTCCAATAAAGTATAAAGTAGATGCAGTAGTAGTACTATTAATTCCTACAAAGGAACCAGTAGATCCTAATCCTACTCTAGCAGTAGCAATTCCTATTAAATCATTGTTTATTTTTGCTGCATATACTGTTTGACCTTGAGTAAGAGCAAATCCATCTATACCATCAGTAGAAACTGATACAGCAGCTCCTGCATTAGTATTATAAGTTAATGCATCTCCAGTTAACAATCCATGATCTTTAAAATATAAAGATTTGGTAGGAATGAATACTTCACTTATTCCAGCTCCTGGATTAGAGAAAACAACAGTAGATCCAATCCCAACTCCAGAAACGGTTCCTAATCCTATTGCTTCTGCAGGATTAAAATATAGTTCATTATTTAATCTTAAATCGGAATTATTTAATGAAGAAGTATTATTAAAACTAAATTTCCTTGGTTTTTGCTCAACTTTAGAATATGCAGTATGAGCACTACCTGTGGTTGAATTCCATTCCCTTATTACTCTAATTCTAGAAGATTCAGAATCTACATTTAATACTTTTACACATTCTGTACCTATTCCTAAAACATCATTAGATCTTAAGAATGGTGCTCTAACATATCCATCCAAATTAAAGTAAGTTATAATACCAGTACTAGAAGAAGCATTAATTGCATTAGATAATCTGAAATTATCTGTTGTAACTCCTATTCTTATAAGAGAATTATTTTTTATTCCGCTAGTACTTAATCCTGAAATATAAGTAGTTTCATTATGATAGAAATTATGAGGGTTAGTAGTATAACCAACATATTGTCCAGTATATTCTCCAAGTATAAACTCTACATTAGAAAACTCAGTATAAGCAACGCTAACCTGATTTACAGTTTTTCCAGTGATAAAATCAACTGAAGCCTTAGAACCATATCCACTAGAACCAGCATCTTCAAAAACTACTTCATCTCCAACTTTATATCCAGTTCCACCAGTATTAACTCCTACTGTTTCTATAGTACCAGAAGTAATAGATTTTACATGAGTTCTTTGTTTATGAATCTTACTTGGATTTACTAAGAAATCATAACTTGTATCATTAAGAAGGAAATTATAAGGATCAGTATTTCTAACCAAATTAGTTTGATTAAAATCTACTAAATCTTGGTTTGACCTATAATCAAAATTATAATCTATAGGTTGATGCTTAAATGAATTACCTATAAAATATGGGAATTGTGGTTTTCTGTAATTTTTAAATGCACCTTCATCATCATTTATAGTGGGGTTAATGAGAGCAAAATATGCATATGTTCCATTAGGAAACTCAGGAGTTTTACAAAATCTTCCATTATGTTCATCTAAATCTTTATCATCAGAATACGAATAATCTTCTACAAAAAATCCTTCAGAATATACCATCTCACCATTAGGTGTGAGAGGATTAGGTCTATCACTAGATATTGAAGGAGAATATCCAGATTCTAAAATTTTAATAGGTCCACCTGAATTACTAGTATATCCATAAGGACCATAAATTGGACATCCATCATAAGACCATCCAATAATAGGAGAGTGAGTAACAGAGACTTGTTCAATATCATTTTCAAGAGATAGATCAGGAACAAATACTTCTTTATCACCAACAGTTCTCTTAATGTAAGTATTTTGTCTTAATTTTCTAGGAGCATATAAATGAGAATATTGAAGACCATATTCTACATTTAATCCATTACTTACAATTCCATCATCAGTAGTAATCTGATCATTTTGTATTAATCTTTCTACACTATTAATAGTCCAAGTTTTAGGATTTGAATAGAATTTGGCTCCATCACCATTAGATGTTACTGTTATAGTAGCATCTGTTGAGGTATGTCCAACTCCACTATTAACTATTCTAATCGAATCTATTGTACCTCCTTTTAGAATAGGAATAATCTCAGTTCCTTTACCAGGTCCTAATAGTTTTAATTCTGGAGGTGAATTATACTCACTTCCAGCATTCTGAACTATAACTTCAGTTAATTTACCATCAACACTTATAATAGGAATTAATTGAGCATTCTTACCACTTTTAGGAGTAAATGTAGGTTGTCTATTATAGTTAATAACATCAGAAGAACCATAACCAACTCCACCTTCTGCAAGGTATACTGATTTAATAGAACCCCTTACTACAGGTCTTAAAGAAGCATTAAAGTTCTGTCCACTAAGAGTTGAAACTCCTATATGCCCTTCTAATGATACTGTAATTGGAGGATAATTAAATTCATTAATACCAGAACCTCCAGATAATAATTCAACATATTCTTTATTTCTAAAATGGAAATTGGCTGGAGTAGACCCAACTCCAACAGCAGATAACTTAAAGGAACCACCATTTACTGCTGTTACATAATAATTTGTTAATGTTGTAAGTCCAATAATAGGAGTTGTTCTATTATCATATCTTATAATTTCTCCAGTCTTATATCCATGACCAGAAATATTAATTATATTAGTAGCAGTATTAATTCCAGAAGAAGTTGTAGAAGTTAATCTATTAGTATAACCAGAACCAGAACTACCAATACTTACAGAACTAACTACTCTCTTTTTATTTGCACATTTAATTTCTTGAATTCCCTCTCCATATCCAGTAAGAGAAATACTAGAAATTCCTGATATAGCATCCAAATAGGTGTTATGTAAAGAAACAGTAGTTGCATCTTTAATAGCACAATAATAAGGTGCATTAGTAGTCAATCCAGCAATTGCTTTTTGAGTATCAGTAATATAAGTTATTAACTCACCATCTCTAAATTTATGATATGTTGAGAATCCAATAGTATTATTTGTTGTATTAACTAATCCTCCAATTTCAGTAGAATCAAATGTCAAAGAATGTTCTTTTAAAATTAAATTAACATTAGCAATACATCCACTACCATTTCCTCCACTTATTTTAATGGTAGGTCTTGTAAGATAATCAAATCCCCCATCTACAACATCTATTCTCTCTACAGCACCTTGCACTTCACAATAAGCAGATACTCCAGCACCTACACCATCAGTAACTCCTAAAATAGGAGGATTTACTACGTCATAATTATCACCACCACTAGTTACAGAAATATCCTGAATAGGTCCATAATGAACAACATCATTAGACTTATAGTTGAGAATTTCTACTCCATTTACCAAAATACCAGTTTTTCCTCTTGGGGTAGATTGACTAGTTAAAGATGGAACAGGATCTTTAATCTTTCTGACTAATTTTTGAGAATTTATTGATTTTTGAGAAAAACTAGAAAGTTCAAACTTATTATTAGTTACAGTACCACTAAAGGAAACATATATTTCATTAGAAATATTTGCACTACTTTTAGAAAGTTTAATGTTATTAATATCTACCTTTTTTACAAAATATTCACTTGCACTAATATCTAACTTATTATCACCACTTCCAGGAACATATGTTATTCTTTCACCAGTTATTAATCCATGATTAGGAATGGTTAATTGACTATCTTCTGTAAAAGAACCTGAAAACAGAATATCTGTTTCTCTAATATCTAAAGCATCATCAAAATAACTTGGAAGTGAAGGAGAAGCAATATAAACATCATTTCCATCAATACCTGGAGTTACATAAGAATTTTGAACATTTGTAGTATAAATGTTTGTTTCTGGGTAATTACTTAAATTAGCCTTAGATAATAATCTTTGAATTCTATAATTTGTATCAGAATTTAATTCTCCAGATCCTTTAATTAAAACTTCTTTAGAACTAACTAGAGAAATAATAGAACATGATACATCATTAATAAGTGCATCATCTCCAGAGATAAAATTATGAGTATCAAAAAGATTTAATTTATAAGTAAAGTTTGAAGAGTCAATTAGTTCAATAGACTCTACATTATAAGTAGCAGAAATATTAGTAAGTAAATTCTTTGTTATTTGACTTTTAGAAACTAATCCCAAACCTTTAGGTTCAATAATACTTCCTTCTTCATTATAATAAGTAGAATTAAATTCTGGAATTAAATTATCTAAAACTCCAGTAACTCTAACTTTTACTTGATTAGCAGTTCCTACTCCAGAATATCCATAAGCAAATGCATCTAATCTTAAATTTTGCTGTGGTAAAATACTTTTATCTACTCCAGAACAACCATAAAATTGAGTTAAAGATTTTGAAGTATATTTTATAGAATTAAATGTTCCATCTGCATAATTTGCTATTAAAGTACCAGTAGTTCCAAATCCAACTGTAGAATCAACAGTTAGAACAGTAGCTCCAACAGAAACACCATCTACCAATTGAGTATTAGGGTGTATAGAAAAATCTCCACTTACTTTATCTAAATTATGATCATAATCTAAACTTATTCTATAATAAGCCTTATCACCTCTTACTATTTTCTCTATATCACTAATAGCTCCATTAGCCTTTTCAAATCCATAAACATCATCTTGAAATAAGTTTCTATTGATAAGATCCATAGGATCACCATCAAGAGATTCTACTACTACCTGCTTAGAAACTTTATAATCAGCATCTGAAGGTATAAAAAGATAATCACGTGGTTTAATGACCTCTACATCCTTTCCGTAGAGTGCTCTGAATAGAATTTCAAAGGATTGGTCTGTTCCCTTAGATGAATAGAAATCTTTGGATTGTTTAATGAATAATCTTTCATCAATATCTGTAGATAATTTCCTTTCTTGAAATCCTGGAGCAATTTGCGACTTTACTTTCTTAAAAAACTCTTTAAGGAATCTAATACTCAAATTATTAACTACTGTTCCAGATGCATGAGTAGTAATTCCAGATTGAGAGAAAATTAATTCATCAGGGTCACTAGGACTTCTATACGATGTAATTCCACTAAATCCCCTAGAGCATCCAGTAAAAGAATTTGTAGTAATTCCAGTATATGTAATAATTTCAGAATCTATCTCAAGTAATCCATACGTATCAGGAAATCCAGTAGTAGAATTTACAGATATAGTATTATCGGCAATTCCTACGTTAGTAGAAAGAGATGTAGAATCTATTAAGTCTGTTAATTCATCAATCTTGATATATTTGTCAATATTTTGTAAAACGTCTAAAGTAGACCCCTGCCCCTCTAAAGCAGTA